TGGGGGCATGCGTACAATTAAGAACAGAAAAGAAAAATTGAATATGTACAATTGGCCAGTGCATAATACCCGACACTTGGGGCCAGAAAGTGTATTTATACGTGTCGGGCAAAGATCAGAGGCTAATACCAGACATCACGGCTCGCGAGAGCCGCGTCCAAGTGAAACTCGGAGACAGTGGATGGTGCCACGATCATGTAATGTTCTTTTAAAATTGGGGCGACTTGTTTAACGGTTTTGTCGAAAACCTCCTCTCCGTGCAAACTAAGTTCTAGCAAGAAAGTGTCGTAAGATTGTTTCAAAATATCACAAACACGATCCATGTCGTCACAATAGTACATCTGGTGCCTTATTGACTCATAATCTAGTGGCGCGAGCCATTTGTTACGAGCTTCATTAAAGACAAACCCCCTCTTAAGGAAGGATATCTCACCTATGGACCGAAAGGTGACATTCCCTGAATTCTTATTGTCATCAGTGTAAGTCATACCAAATTCAGCGAGGCATTCGGTGAGAACCCCCATATTGAAAGCATCTTTGACCTTATCGCTAACAGAAATCACATTATCATCACCATACGCACACATATAGACATTATGGTCGAAATCTTTTATGGACTCGAAAGACTCCATGGCCATGATGTAAGCACAGCGGATGATTATGTTGTTGTAAATGGAATTGAGTATCGATGTTAGAGGGTTCCCAGAAGGCATTCCCTTATGCCAAACATAGAGTATATCCCTAAATAGGTGGACCGATGAATACATTTCCATGAATAACACACGACGCACAGTTTTATTTTCTTCTGAATCATTGTACCACTCATTGATCATGTCGATGATGGATTCACCAACCTCACTGTACATTGTGGAGTCCCATGCACTGAAGTCGCCAGCAATCAAATTCCTGCCTTTTGATTGTAATTGATGCACCATGTGATCCCAATCCTTGGAAAAAGGGTTAACACCAACAGCCACACCATTATTGACCCTATTCATCATCATCCACCTAGAGAACGACAAGAAATATTGCCTACAGGCTATGACGTATGGTAATGGGGCAGCAGATATGAGTCTAGTCTTCCCTTCAGCCACTTTTTGAATGGGTCGAAG